CGGAAATGATAACGTGTCCAACTTGTGCCTTTTTGATAGAACCACCCATTTGGTCGGTGGTAACGACCTCAGAAGATATAGAGCTTCTGTTACCCTGTGTTGCGGTCCATCCAACAACTCCTAGTTCGTGACAAAGTGCCTCAAACCCTCTCATAACCGAACCTTCACTTTTCCATTCATCACCCAAGTTTTTATCGGGTACAACACAATCAATATAGTCCAAGACTATCATGTCGATATTATGACCATCAGCAATCATCTTACGAATCATGTTTTTAATTTGGGTCATAGTGTGTTGGTCTGAAGGTAGTTTTTTAAGAAACAACTTATTAGTCATTTCTTCTCTCACTACACGAGCTTTTTCCAAAACTTCTTCTCTATGTAACGGTAGTAAATCAGGAGCAATACCTGTCCACATAGTGAAGTGTTTTCTTTGAATTACTTTTGGATTGTCTTCAAAGAACAACTGTAATACATCGTATCCGTTGTTAAATGCTGAGTTAGCAATCTTAGAAAGAACTGTAGTTTTACCTACACCAGTTGGTGCTAAAATAACACCGAGTTCTCCTTTTGCTAAACCACCCTTAAGTAATTTATCAATACCCGTGATTCCCATTGGAATTGGATGACGGAAATCTTCATTTAATACGTCATCTAAATTTGTGAACACGTCTTCGATTTTGTTATTGTTCTCCCCCACTTGTAGAGCGGTTCTTACCAATTCCTCAAGTTTGTCATAGTTTTCAAATTCGCCATTGTCAAGAATTTTTTGTGATTTTGTAATCGCCTTCTGTAACTCTTGTTGTTTACAGAACTTAAGAGATTTCTCTTGTACGAAAGACGCTCCTTCAGTAGGTGCGTCTTTTACTTGTTTAATGGTATCGTTAAGAATTTTTAACATTAACTCTTGAGGGAATTCACTTTTCACCATTTGTGAAAGTGTCTCAAAAGAAGGAGTACAATCATACTTCACATAATACTCTTTAATAAGTTGGAGTAATGTTTTGAAGTATCTGTTCTCGAAGTGTGATGGTTCAATTACGTCAATGATAGAATGTGCGAAATCTTTGTCTAAAATTATTTGATTTAGTAGTTGAAGTTGAAATGTATTACCTAGATATTCGAAGTTCTTGTTTGACATAATTTATTGTTTTTACTGGTAGTGATAAATACTGTTATACCAAGCTATAGTTCATGTAAGTTGTAACAAAATTTTCACCTGAAAAAATGTCAGTTAAGTCCCTTAATACACTTTTTACTTGCTGGCGTATATCTACGGTGTATCTTATTTTTGGTGGGAAAATTTTGGCGTTTAAAATTCTATGACAAATTGTCTGTTCTCCGAGTTTAATATAAAAATTAAAAATTTCGGGGCCGTTTGTATTTGATGTTTCAAGTACATTTTGGTCTTCAAAAATTTGTTCTTGGTTCTCTAAAAGATAAACAACTGAACGCATTTTTTGTTCGTATTCAAAAGCGGATACGAAGTCTTTTAAGTAGTAGGACATATCCAACGAGTTTTTAGCTGTTGGGTTATACCCACGAACGTTGAAATACCTTTGAATAACAATGTTGTCATTCAATGTGATGAGGAATTCCATCTTAATTACATCTGTTTCTTTCATATTTGTATTTTTATTGTATGTTATTTGTCTTGTCTAAATTTTCTTTTTTCTTTTCTTGTTAATTTCATGAATGGCTGAATGAATCTCAAAAATTCATCGTCACTTTTTCCGAGATACTTGAAGAACCCGTCATCAGTCATCATACGTATTAGATTTTTGTAACCCCTACCTTCAGGGTCTAAAGTGTCGGCATAATATTGTTCAACAATTCCTTTACCATCATCAGAAATGAGTGGGTTCTGTAAGTCCACGATTTTTTCATTGATTTGAAAAAATTCTTCTCCGTAAATTCCGTCTTTTGTTTTTCCACTTATTAAGTTTTTGAGTGCCGTGTTCTTTTCGTCTTCTTTCAGCAATTCTCTTGCCTTTGTTAAAATATCATTAATATTAACAGGTTTGTCAAGGAACTCGGGAAAATATTTGATTAATGTTTTTTCTCCGAAATAATATATCCCATTTATATTATCGGACTTATCTCCCGTAACAATTTTATATGGTAAAATGTTACAAGCTGGCATCTCATATGTACCAATTTTTACTTTCTTACCGTGAGTGTAAAACACTTTGGCGATTGGTGAGTAAATGGTTGTATTCTCGTTCACCAACTGAAGTAAGTCTTTATCGGCTGATAAGATGGTTTTCTTCTCTTCTGGTGCTATTTTACAGTAGTGGGCTATCAAGTCATCAGACTCGTTCATATCTACTCTTATTTGACGAATAAAACATTCTTCAATGTATTCTTTTACTCGTGCTTTTTGTGTGTGATACGATTCGAGTTTGTACTCGTTCATATCTTGTCGTCTGTTTAATTTGTAATTAGGATATAGTTTACGACGCACGGATGCGTTGTCGTCACCGTCCCAAAATACCAAGACTTTGTCGTAGTTGTGTTCATCAATTTGTTTACGTAATGTATTAACAAAATGGAAGACACCCCCAATATGGTTTCCCTCAACAAACAGGTCTCTCACTCCGTGAAATCCTATTTTGAATAAGTTATCTCCGTCTACTAAAAGTGTCTTCACGTAAATGTTTTTATGCAGGTTCTGCAATTTCTGTTAAATCAAAATCACCATCAACACCAATTATTTCTTTCCAATAATCAGCATGTTCTTTCTTGTAATTTTCAATAGAAACCTTTTCTTCCGCAGCATCTTTTCCCGCCAAGAATCCATGAGGTGTAACAATAATCTTTCCATCCTCATAACCCAAACCATTAATGTGGTTTTTCATAACAGAAACTTTTGTACGGATTGCAAACTTAACAGTTCGTTTGTCTTTGGTTGCAGAAATTTTGTTTGTACCAGCACCTTTTTGATTTCCAAATAAGAATACCAAAGATGAGTTCAACCAAATTGCTTCACCACCTTTTGCCTTAATTTTTGGTTGACCAAATGGATTATCAGGCAATTCAACCCAAGGTTGGTTGATGATAATCAAAGTGTTTTCGTGTTTTGAATCGGATTTTCTTGAACCTGAAATACGTTGGTTGATACCCATACCAATTTTGTCGGCAAGAACCGCAGCATTGTGTTGTTTACCACCTTTACCTTCGTAAGTCATCTTACAAGGAACTGAACCAACAGAATCCCAAATGAAACATAAACTATAATCCAACTCACCTTTTTCTTGTGCATCCAATAGTTCGTTAATGTAATCTGTAATCTGTTCAATGTAACTAAAGTTGTTATTGAAGATAAAGAATCCGTCCCAATCCGCCTCACCTGTTTCTTCGTCAATAACTTCATCACACTCAAAACCCATAAGTCTTGCGTGTTCAAAACTCCATTTTTGCTCTGTAATAATAAAAACAGGAAGAATACCCTGTTTCTGTGCTGAAACCGCTGACTTTACAGCCGCAGTTGTTTTTCCTGTGTCAGAGTGACCCAAGAACATATTTAAATGCCCAATTGCTGGACCTGGTAGTCCTACCGCATCCAAGAAATGATTTCCCAATTCCAAAAAACGTTGGGGTTTATACTTCGCTGAAGTAGAGAATTTTTTCTTGATTGAACTAAAGTCGTTTTTTTTGATTGCCATGTTTTTCGTAAATTAATCATGTATGGTACCATACAAGATACCATACATGATGTTTGTTTTTATTAGAATGGTAGGTCCTCGTCAGGTTCAGCATTAATCTGAGGGTCTGAGTGGAATGGACTTGGTGTGTTTGTTTTAGCACCACCCATAGTCATGACACCTTCATCACCATAAAGGTATTTACCTGTTTCAGAATCCCAACGTGGTTCTTCTCCACGAGAAAGAGCTTCCAAATACTCAACAGGTTTCTTAGAGTAAACGTCAGCCCAAGTCAAAGCGTCTTTCAACCACTCTTCTTTAGTTGCTGCGTTCTCATGAAGTGATGTTGGGTCATCGTGCATGATTGTCTGAATTGATGTGTAATCTTTTCCACCAGGTGTTTTAGATTTAACCAACTGTACAATAAGGTCTCTACCTTTATCAGGGTCAGTTACATCACCTTTCTGTCTCCAAATAGGAATGATTTTATCCAAGATACCATCATTTTTGTAATTGTGTTTGAAACGCCAGAATTTTACCCCTTCTTCTTCAGCATCACGGTCAATAACCTTCACGATGTAAAATTTACGTGATTTGTATTGTTTAGCCAATTCTTTGTCAGATTCTTTACCTGTTGACATAAGTTCTTCATGAACTTCATTCAAAGGTGAACGTTCGTTATCGTTCTTGCCTGGGTCATAGAACTTCTGCCATTTACCACCTACTTGTAATTCATGGTACCAAACTTCTTTGAATGGTGATGAACCGTCAGGTGTTGGGAGGATGCGGACTCTACGTTGTCCTTGAGCTTGACCTTGTGGAAGGATACAAGCGAAATACTTTTTCATTCTTTCCTCTTGAGACATTTTGTTTGCGTCTCCGAAAGATTGTGTGTTTTTTTCGTACTGTGAAAGTACTGCGTCAAGTGAACTCATC